GTTACGGAGAGCTGGTTGTGTGGAGTTGGCGTTTAGGTAGTCGGCCTCATCGAGAATAACATACTTACGACCACCAGACAGAGACACACTAGAAGCAAAGTTCTGAATCTCAAAGCGCAACGTATCGATGTTACCGTTCAAGCTGCCGTTGATTACGATATAGTCACAGCCAAGCTCTTCAAGCATCGCGCGTGCAACGGTAGTCTTACCTGTACCAGCACGGCCAGTCAGCATCAAGTTGGGAACGACACCATCATCGACGAACTGCTGAAACGTTGCTTTCAGTTCAGATGGTAATACTGTATCGGCAATCGTACGTGGTCGAAATTTCTCGACCCATAGGAAATCTTCGCGCATGTTTACTCCTTGAGTGTTGGAGCAGTAAGAACGGTATCTTCATAGAGCTTCTGGAATTCAGCCGCATCAGCGATCTCATCCGAGAAGTTTTGTTTGTGGTAAACGCGGGCCATCTTCTTGAGGACCTTCGCCTTCATCTCGAACTTCTCAGCAGCATCCTTAGTTGCCTCTTTCTGGAAGTCACGCTCGCCTCCAGCGCGGAACATGCTGGCAGACATTTCATCTAGGTACCCACGGAGGGCTTTCTTATCAACTTCAATCATAATATATTCACTTTTCAGTATAACGTTGACGCAGAGTATCGATCTGCGTTTGTAATTGTGCTATAACAGAATCATTGCCAGGCCTCGATTGGAGACCGGCAATGGCTTCTTCAAGCTCAGCGATCAAGTCATCTATCACGCTACGTTCCATTTTACTCTTCTCTTGCGCTCTTGTCAAGCTTTGCATGTTTGGCTTGCTCAGCAGCTACTTGTGCTGCAATCAACATGCGCTTGAACTGACCGCGGTCATGGGCGTCCTTGAACTTACCATTGCCGAGAAGGTTCTTGAATGATTTGTTCATTCTGAAACTAGATGTCGTTTTCATTATTTTCCTTGTGTAGAAGATGATTCGGTTGCGATCCAATACTCAACATCCTCACACTTGAAATGTGAGATGCCTTTGAATGAAATAGCAACTTCGTAATCGGCTGGAATGATTTTCATATTCTCAGCACGGAAGATCATACGGAATGTATGAGATGTTTCTCCAACATTAACAGCAAAGCTGTCGCCAGATGGATTCTTTGAGTCAATAGCCTGGACCATAATGTTGGTTCCATCGCCTACGACTGCAAGCTCAGGCATATTCAATACACCCATAGCCTTTTGAACTTTACTCAATGCATCTGCAGAGAGTGTGAAGCTAACATCAGCGTCAAACTTTGGAGTCTTATCGGATGGCAAGACGATCATGGTTGGATCAGCAAATGTGTAGTTCACTTTCTGCGAACCATCAGAGATCACAGCAAACTTATCATGTGCAGTAATAGATGGTTGTTGGAACAAGCTCATCACGCTCAGGAATCTACTAAGATCGTAGATTGCAAATTCGCTTGGCATGGTTTCTTTAATCACTGCCTGAGCCAAGATCGTCTTCTGCGGACTCATCGTCCGCAGGTTCTGACCTGGCTTAAACAGGATTGAAGGATTGATACTGGCGAAGTTCTTCAGTATCGAGATTGTGCGTCCTTCAAGTTTCATTTATTATCTCACTTCTTTGTTTTGCCACCGATTTTGCCTACATCAGCTGTTGCCGATGCACCAATCGATGCGAGGTCTGCCAAGCTACCGCCGAAGACGTAGCTACCAACGTGCTGTAAGCTCATCCATGGAGCAAACCACACACGACCACCCATCTTCTCTACGTGATAGCAGAAGTTGTAGTCTTCAGACAAATAACGCTTCGACACTGGGTCGATGATACAATCGAAGTAAGCGTGGATTTCACGTGTTCCATCGAAGTGCTCTGTACGGACATGGTCCGGCTTGTAACTGAGGTGTGGATACGCTTTTGCGTAGTCCTCGAACGTCTTACGACGGGTCATCATGAAGCCTGTACCGATCTCCATCACTTCAACTGGCTCGCCCAATGGGATCTCGCGTTGGTTACCCTTAGGGTTAAACACATAGTCACCGACGAACTTCTCGAGCACGTTTGGATCTTCGTCAGCAACGCCCTTGTCGACTGCTGATTTAATCTTTTCCCAAGAGATACACTTCTTAGGGTATGGGCCACCCATGACGTCATATGGACTCTCGTCAGTCATCAACGCCAACAAAGCCAACACGTCGTTAGGATTGAAACCAATGTCGGAGTCAATAAACATCAAGTGGGTTGCACCTGAACGCATAAACTCGTCAACGCAATAGTTACGAGCGCGTGTAATCAATGACTCATTGAACAAGAAGTACAATTGCATTGGGATTTGGTACTTCGCGCAGATAGCCGACAAATCAGCAATCGAACGGGTGTACATACCAGCACATGCGCCACCATACATCGGTGTAGCTACGAATAGTTTCTTCTTTTGCAGATCTGCAATTTCAGCTTTGATTTCCATTATTTAACTCCATACTTGTTGTCATGTTCTTTACCAATACCATAATCGCCATCATAGCTACTCAATGCTTCTGCTTCGAAGCTGAGATACTGGCCGATACGGGTCCCTTGTTTGATTCTTGCGTTACCGATAGTAACGTGCAGCACTCCAGCCATTACGCCATGATACCCACTATCATAGAGACCGGATGTCAGGAATAAACCGTTGCGGTTAAGAGTGGATCGCGTGATCACCCAACCAGCTTCATTCTCACCGACGTGGATAATGTTTTCCATCACCACTTCATAGTGGCCTGGATCGAGGTTGAAGTACCCTTCTGGGTCAGCTTTCAACTCATAGTCAGTACCGCGGTGCTTCTTGTGTTCGTTGGAGATCTCAAAGAGACCTTCCTTGATCTTGAAGACTTGTCCTAGTCTCAGATCAACTGCGTTCGGCTGAACGTCTTCATTCAATACGTTCGAGAGGGTAGACCTCGAACTCTTGCTCATAATATGCTTCATTCCCATTCTTTCATAATTTGATTCACAACAATATCAGTTCTGATTTTCAGATAGTCTAATGATCCATCATTCATCAGCGTATAGTCAACAAGAGAATCGTTGAATTCACGTTCAGTGATATGTCCATCATATGTATATGCCGGACGTGTGATTTTGATGATCTTCGCGCCGATAGATTTCAACATAGTGTACTCATTGTCGAAGCGTAAGTCGGTGACGACCCAGATCTTATCTGGTTCAGACTCAATCTTCTCTTTGACATACTTGTTGAATTGCTTATCGTCATACTCACGCATCAGCATACCGATCTCACGGACAACATGACGACCAGCAATTGCTAGTGGAGCATAATCAAGTTTATATTCGAGTACTGTGCGTTTGAATAAGTCATACTCATCAATACTCTTCAGCTTGAAGATATCTACCACGGTCTGTTTAATAGGATCAGCAAAGGCAATTGTTTGACCACCAAAGGATTCAGTGATTAACTGACCCACGGTGTCCTTACCACTACCTTTGGACCCTGTTAAGGCAATAACCTTCAAGCTCATTTTAGCAGCCCATTAATGTACTCGACGTTCTTAACTACCGCATAAGCGTCGACCACACCATCATATCCAAATTCAACTTCCTTCTCAAACTTACCGTTAGTAAGTCCAGTAGGAGAACCATCAAACTCGATACCATGAATACCAGCCCAAATAGCTGCACTCGAATCCCATGAGAAAATGTATTTCTCAAACTGCTTCAGTAGTCGGATCTCTTTAGGACCATCAACCATACCCAAACAATGGAAACGCTTAACAGCCAGCTCATTGAGCAGTCCACGCTTATTCAACTCATCGAATACTGCGAAGCGAGAAACGAATCGTTGCATCTTGTACGAGTCTGAACGCTTACCGTCCTCGAATGTGCCTTCATTAACGCCCATAGCGATCGGGCAGGCCAAGATAGACATACCGATAAGGTCAATGCTAGGATTGTTCAGAGCCCACTCCATTGCATACATCAAGTCGTTAAGATCGCCAAGCTCACTCTGTGGACAGAAGAACGTATCGAATCCTGCACCCTTTAACTCTGGAATCATCTTGATTGCAGCATTAACAGTGTGAGACGAATGCATCTTCGGGTAGTCCGACATCACGACGCAATCAGCCTTACATGCTGTTGCCATCTCAATTAACTTGCTCGACTCATACATTGGACGACCGAGTTTGAACATCTCGAATGCAGAGTTGTCCATGATCTTATACTTGCCATCATCGAGGTTAGCATAAAACTCACAGTAGTCAGGATCAGTCTCAACCAAGTGAGCCAAAATCAAATGAGCACCATTCTGAGCTGTAAATTGCTCAAGGTACTTCGTTGGGGAAATGTGACAAAAGTTAATCATATCAATATTTCTGTGGTTTAGTGAATACAATACGGCAACCGTTCTCGCCGTCTTCCGATACTTCGATTACATAGTCACGGTCAGGCCACTGCTTGGCACACTTCTCGTAAAGTTCTTTAGCCATCATTTCGCACGACTTATAGTCTAATGCCAAAGTTCCATCTGCATACCATGACTCCATCCAGCGCTTGGCTTGGATAAATTCAACATCACGGTCATCATGGAACACTTCCATCTCTACGCGGAAGTGGAAGATGTGGCGATGAGGCACACCTAAAAAGCTCACATCGAGCCAATCGCCAGTCTTGAGCTTTGGATCTGTAGCTGCGGCTGGGTACTTGTGGATGCCTTCTTTCTGAAAGGTCACCCAGATGTAAGACTTTGGAGGCGTAGTAATGCTAACACTAGAGCCGCCATCATTTACATTAATTGTATTCATTATTATATCCATTTCGAAATGTCATAACTGCAACCAGCTTGATCGAAGAATACATCTCCAACCCACTGATGCGTAATCAACGGAGACTTGTTAGGTACGAAGAACCCCTTCTCACCATAATCAAACTCCTCAATAGGGTATGGGTTGCCCATAACCTTTAGTAGGTCAGCCACTTCCCAGATACGTACCTTACCGGTAAGCATTTGATATCGGCTTGACCAGCCAGGACTCACTGTAATATATTTCTCTGCCTTAGTCAACAGCAGAGCCGATGGTTTACCACTCTTATAGTGAGTTTCGAAGAAATTGGAGAGACGCTTTTCGCCTTTGAATGTTTTAGCAGAGTACTTGATCTCTACATGCTCTTCTCCGAGCATTCCATCCCAGTCGGTGTTCTTACCTTCTGACAGGTCGACGCTATATGTCTTTCTTAACTTTTTCGCGATCAAGGCAAGCAACGCCTCTTCTGCTTCTTTCGACTTCTGAAAGCCGCCATTAGCAAGATCACCCAATTCGTAAGTAGTAACTATCATTTTACAGAATCCCAAAAAGAAAAAGGCCTACACGTTGCATGTAGGCCGTTCGAAAGCTATTCGCTAATTAAGCGAAGATGCTTGCACCAGCGGAAGCTGCAGCCAACGCAACCATTGCGCGGCTTGGGCGACCCAAGCGATACTGATGGGTAACACGACCCTTTGTATCAGTCTTCTTGTTCAAGTAGATTGCATGGCCTTCGCGACGCAATTCAGAGATAATCTTGGTAGGAGATCCAGCACCAAAATATGCACCGAGTTCTTTAGCAGTAAACTCTTTGCCTGAACGGAGAGACTTGAGGATGCGTTGTTTTTGAGTCATCATAATAAAATCACTTTCTTAATAAAAAATAAAATACAAAGGCTACTATAACATAGCCTTCATTCAAAGTCAACGACCAGATGTCATAAACTGAAGCTTCACGTTAGACATGAACTCAGCTTTAACCGAATCGTTGTGGAACAGACCATGTACAACTGTGGTCTGAGTTAGGCTCGAGTGAGCCATAACGCCTCGGTTTTCCATACAACCGTGAGTTGCTTGGATGTATACAGCACAGTTCTCTGTATCAGTTGCAGTCATAATTTCCTTAGCAATTTGATTCGCCAAGTCTTCTTGCAACGTACCGCGACGAGCACACCACTGGGCAATACGAGCGTATTTTGATAACCCAATAACTTCACCAGTCGGAATGATACCGATAATTGCTGTACCTTTGACAGGCTGGTGGTGGTGTGAACACATAGAGATCAATTCGGCGCGCACGACAAGCATACCCTCGAATCGCTCTTTACCTTCGTTAGGGAAGGCTGTGACTTTCGGAGCTTTCTCATAGCGTCCGGCCATCAACTCATACACATACATCTTGGCCAAGCGGCGAGCTGTATCATGTGAGTTGGGATCATTATCAACGTCAATGATCAGAGATTCCAATACACCTTGGAACTTCTCTGTAACTTCATCGACCAACTTAGGAATCTCATCTTCCTTCAAGAATTCTGAAATGTTGTCGTTAGCATTGAAGCGCTTATTAGCTTGCTTCAATCGATCGCGTACTACTGTAGAAAGGTACTTGCCTTCAGATTGGTTTGTAGTCTTCGAAGAGGGTTTCATATTGATTGGTTTTCCTTTGTCATCAAATGCTTCTGAAATCATTTCAGTTATACTTTCTTGGGTGGTTTAGGTGGCACATCAGGATATGTGCCCCATGGTAGTCTAAAGTCTTCTGGTAATTGAAGGTTCTTAATATTATCTTGCACCCATTGTATATGGGCAACAGCTATGTACGCCCCATCGACAACACGGTACCGTACTAAGAATTCCCGATGGTCATATACCCCGTCGGGAACCCAATGGAACATCCTAAATTTCTTATCTGTCATATTAGGCAAATAAGTCTTCGTTCCATTCGCGATGACCTTCACGGAAAGCCATGTTGCTTTGCGTTTCACGTACTTCGACTCGATAGCACCACAGACGCTCTGCTTCAGATGGACCCCAGAAGTCTGGAATGTACACGCCATTGACATACTTGTACAATTGGTCTGATAGACCTTCACATCCTAACTTAGGAAGAATGGTCAGCTTAGCTAGTTTACGCTTTTCCATCTCTTTGTAGAATTCGAGTTCAGGATCATCTTCTGCTACCAACAATGTATGATCGAACTGGCTCTCGAGTACGTTCTTCAATTCTTTAAGGCCGCCATAGTCAGCTGCCCAGTTACGAACATCCAAGCTATCTGTCCCAAAATAGAACTTCATGCTGAAAGCATAACCGTGAATTAAGTTGCAATGTGAGTCGGCGCGCCATTGGCGGTACGCAACTGGAAACGCATTGTGGTATTCTTTAGTACTGGTGTACTTGTATTGGATTGGTGTATTCATAATTCCTCGTCATCTGATTCCCACCAGAATGTTACCCATGATGGATCTACTGCTTTATTGATCTTACGACCGTAGTATTCTGGTATCATACCCTGGTCTACGTTATAAATCAACACTGCTGTGTCTACTTGTTCTTTGGTCACACCCCAATCCTCGAACAACTCACGGAACGTGCGTCCTGAATCGAGAATGTCGTCGACCAAAAGAATCTTCTTACCTTCGATAATATCTTCAGCAACATCCCAAGCTGACTCGCGCATCTGGTCACCATGGAAGGTAGACCATGATACACACTTCATAGGAAGACCAAGTCGGTGCGATAGGCATACAGCAGGGATTGCTCCCCCGCGTACCACGCCGACGATGTAATCGTAATGCTTACCGGAAAGGATTATTTTCTCCGCAATCCTATCGATATCGTTGATGAATTCAATAGTTGAGTAATGCATTAGGTACCCCACTCATTCTTGAACAATGGCACTTGCAAACGATCGCTATAACGATATCCCAAGTTCATTGCAGCAATTGCTACGTTCTTAGCGTTCATCGAGTATACACTCTCTACACCACCGACTGGCATCAGATATACAGGGCCATCGAATCCAGCAGCACGATATTCTGCGACTGCCTTAACAGCTTCCTGTACATCTTCTTCAGATGCGACAACAAACTTCAAGTATGTGTAACCAATCTTGTTATACTCAGCAACAATTGTTGGGCAGATAGCTTCTTCCCACTTCTCACCACTAACGCTCAGCTTAGGGCTGACCGAGAATGTTAGCTTATCATATTCGAATGAAGATTTGAGGAATTCAGCAAACTCTGGAGTGAGCTCTTGTGTGCCGTTCGTTTCAAACGTCAACTCCTTCAATGCCAACATCTTAGGATGCTTAAGCAAATCAGGGTATGCGCGCTGCCAACCGAGCAATGGCTCACCACCTGTAATTACGAGGTGTTCTTCTTGCCACTCTTTGAATGGCAGCATATCCATAATGCTATCAGCGATGGAATCGGTAGACAGAACAGGGCTAAGATGCTTGAAACGAGGATCCCAAGACGCGTAAGAGTCACATCCTGTGCTAACGAGAGGAAGATCTTTGTAGTTCTTGATTGATTCAGCATCGACTTTGTTCCGTTCATCGCTTAGTTGTCCTTTTGGAAGGCCAAATCCTTCGCATTTAAAATTGCATCCAAAGATACGGAGGAACACGGAAGGGACTCCCATGTAACGACCTTCGCCTTGGACGCTGTAAAATAATTCTGCTACTTTTAGCTTTGCCATGTTATTCCTTTGTAATAGTATCGTTGCTAGTATTGAAAGATAAAGCACTTCCCGTACTTGGCATCTCTACAGGCTTGTAATATACTTCGCCACGTTTGAGTTTACGTTCGAGTATTTTACGCTGATTCAATGACTTATTCAACTGGGGTGTAGATGCACGCTTATGGAAGATGATACCATCAAGGTGATCCATCTCATGTAAGAACCCACGAGCAGTCATTCCAATAAACTTTTCAGTGTGCGTCTCGCCTGTAGCATCTTGGAATCGGACCTTAATAACTTTCGGGCGCTTGATCTTAATGAACAGATGTGGATATGTCAAACATCCTTCTTCCAACTGAACAAACTCAGACGTTTGGTCGACGATACGTGGGTTGAATACGGCTAGTGGCTTTTCCGAATGCAACACAAACACACGATATGGCAACCCACATTGATTAGCAGCCAGACCAATACCCTTATTTGCAATCATTGTCTCGATTAGATCGTTAGCCAATTGTATAGGGTCTGTTGGTGGATTCTTAAAATCGAAATCCTCCATCGTTTGGTACAGGACTGGGTTTCCTGAATCTACAATATTTAAAATCATAATTTTCCTTAACTAGCAATTCTACTAAAATTCTTATACTTCTCAAATTTAATCATGTGTTCAAATTTGTCCATTAGCTGATCTGTCTTATGACTAATCACAAAGATGTTAGAGTCTCCAACAACGCTTTGGATAATCTTGATCAACTCATCGCCACCCTGCACATCCAACGAACTATCGAACACTTCATCCATTATGAGCAAATTGGTACTTGCGCTATTGCGCAGCTTAGCAACAGCGCGCCAAGCGAATAGCAAAGCCAAATCAATACGGCTCTTCTCTCCTTCACTGAAGGAGTCATATGTAAATTCATCTCTGAACCTTGATTTAATCGTTTCTTCAAAACTCTCATTCAACTCGAAATTGACAAAGAAGTCCATCGCAGCAAGATACTTGTTGATCAGTTTGTTAATGATCGGGATATACTGCTTAATGATTTTAGTCTTAATCCCAGTATCTTTCAACAGGACTGACGCAATATCATATACCTGTTTGTCTTTGGATAGATCTTCCTTTTGAGTAATTGCAGTTCTTAGAGTATCTTTGAGTTGAGCAATCTCTTCGTTATTGGCATCGATCTGTGTGGTGTTTGTATTGAGTGCCTCGATCTCTTTGGTAACTTCTTTGATAAAGTTCTTCCATGTGCGAATCTCGACATTCATATTGGAGATTGTGTTATTGTGTTGCAATACAGAGGCATTAACCATCAAAATCTCACGCACACGAGCATTCAACGAGTCTAGCTCCTGTTGAATCTTAGCCTTACCTTCTTCAATCTCAGCAATCTGCGAAGAGTTGTTCTTGATAATTTCTTGCTTGTGATCATGCTGAATACCTTGTCGGCATGTCGGACAGTCATCGTGGCTCTCAAAGAATGCAACATCTTTCTTAATACGGCTTAGTTTGTTTTCTACCTGATGGGAGATTTCAACAATCTTCTTAGACTTCGTCTCCACCTTTGGTTGGTCGTTAATAGATTCCAACAACGTAGTAACAACTGTGTTGAGTTCTTCTATCTTGGAACTGGCTGTGGCGATGTCCGTCTCCAGCGAAATGATTCGTTCCTTCTTCTGGAGGATCAACTCATCTGTGTTTTGCTGTAGCGACTGAATGTGCTTCTTATACAACTCAATCTTTTCACCACTTGAGCGGATAACGTGATCGACGTCCCCAGTCTTGATCCTGTTCAGTGCTACCTTATCTTTCAATAGACTATTCATCGTAGAAAAGATACCAATGTCTAACAGATCTTCAATAATCTCACGACGATGAGCTGATGGTAATTGCATGAACGGAATGAACGACGCACTACCTAAGATAACAATCTGAGCAAATGATTTCTGGTTCAATTTCAGAATCTGAGATTCGAGGTATGCTTGATACTCCTTAGCATCAGCATTCTGATCGATCAGATTATCATCACAGTAAATGTCAAAGATGTTAGGCTTGATACCACGGACGATCTTATATTCTTTCTTGCCAATACTGAATTCCAACTCAACAACAGCCCCTTTGCCATTGACTGTATTGATTAGTTGGTTCTTATTGATCTTACGAAAGGGCTTACCATACATAGCAAAAGACAACGCATCAAGCATTGTCGACTTACCAGCACCATTCTCACCAACGATCAAAGTCGTCTTGTGTTGGTTAAATGCAATCTCAGTGAATACATTCCCCGTGCTGAGGAAGTTCTTCCACCGAATCGTTTTAAAGTAAATCATTCTTTATTTGTTCCAATACGTGTTTAGTAGGAACCCAACCTAACGACTTCAGTAGGCTGGGGTCAGCACAAGTTATCTGAGCCTCACCAGTGACTGTCATCAATGGAAGTGCTCGACCTGCCGACTGTGATAGGTGAATAACGGATACAGGGTTACCTTCTCCTACATCAACAACACCACATACTCCATTAGTATACAACAAATCAATGGCAGATACAACATCATCTACGTGTGTAAAGTCTCGCATGTGATTGGTGATGTACGTTGCTCGATTCTGCAACAACATCTGATACATCATGTCTGGTCTAGAGTCTTTTCCATATACTGTATGGAATCTCATACCGAGCGATTTTGGAGGGGCAATGTATTCCACAATCTTCTTAGTAGTGGCATATGGATTGTTGTGCCACTGCTTTACCGAAGAGCTGGATGCATACATTACTCTAGCACCAATCTTATTGGCATGATCGAATATACGCTGACTTCCGATCACGTTATTCTGCCAATAACGATCGGGCTCATTCACACTCTGTCTAACACCTGCCAACCCAGCCAGATGAATAACAACACCACACTCAGGCAGTGGACAATTGAGTATATCATTGCCAGACTTGATATCAAGCCCGACACAATCGTGGTGCTTGGAAAAATGGTTAAAAACATGACGGCCGATGAAGCCCTCATGTCCTGTAATTAAAAACTTCATGTTACTCCGTGCTCAATGCATCATGGTACAACGTACGCATCAAGTTATCCAATCGTTGGCGATCGCCTTGAATTTGTAGTGAGTCGATATACTTGTTGAGGATAGTAATTGTATCTTCAGCCTCGTTGACGATATCTTCATCAGCTTCCAAATCTAGATGGAAGTGATCTTCTACAACCTGGATATCAGATACCCCTGCCTTCTCAAGTTTATCGACAACCATATCAAACCACGCAGGATTGTTCTTCGTACGAACTATCAGCTTGACGATTGTGTTACGGTAACCTTCATAATCCATATCGACAACTTGTTCCATCGTCTTGCCTGTATCATCGTATAGCACTTTATGGAACATAACGTTTGGATTACGGATAAACTCCAACTCGCCTGTGTCAGTATCATAGATGTGGAAGCCTTTAAGGTCTCCATAATCGGACCACGTAATCTCGTATGGAGTTCCAAGGTATTGGATATTCCCATTCTGTGATTTGTGATGGAAGTGTCCAGATAGGACTAGAGGTAAGCGACGGAATACAGATACATCCAATCCCTCATCACATACAGCTCCACGATACATTTCGAAGCCATTGATCTCAAAATGTCCAACAGTGACATCAGCATCAGTTGTAACCATTGCGTCCATACACTCCTTCTCATTGTCTTGGCAGATCCAAGGAACGAGAAGGAACTTCTTATCTTCGAAGTTGATCTCTGTGGGCGTATTTACTACATGGATGTTTGAATACCCATCAAGCAATAGCTCGAGGGAGTTTACATCGTTCGTGTTCTTATAGTAAGTATCGTGATTGCCAACAAGCGCCCATGTTGTGAACTCTTTGTTCAGAGGATCGAGGAGGTATTCGCGGCCATGCTTTAGCGATTGGAAGTTGATATATTTTCTACGATCAAACATATCACCAAGCTGGACAACGTGAAGGATGTTGTGCTCTCTTAGGTATGGAAAGAATACCTCCTCATAGAACTTTCTGAAGAACAGTCCGAAGTTCAAATTATCGTTGCGAGCGCCAATATGTGTATCGCCAAGCAGTGCCACTTTCATATTATTCGTCTTCTCCGTCTTTTGGAATATCTTCTACGATGTCTGCGTTAAAGCCTACCTCATTTTCCGACATCACATCTTCTTCAATGAATTTCTCAACGCCTTTCTTAGCGCGCTTCTTTTTCTTTACTAGAAGGTTATCCTCAAAGCTCTTGATGAAGTCGAACATGCTATCATTTTCCATGTCGATGTGTGTAGGAGTAAATTCCTGCTCACTGAATTCGCCTTGCTCTACTAACTCGTTTAGTAGCATCGAATTCTCTAGCGTCTTATGCTTGATGTATGTCTGCTTCTTCTCTTTGAGAATACGACGAAGGAAAGCATAGTAAATGATCTGAGTAAAGTATGCGAACGGGTTGTTTGACTTGGATGGGTCGAAGTTATCGATGTAGCAGATACAATTCTCTACACCATCTGATATCATTTCTTCACGATATGAGTAATTGACGAAGTTAGGCTTCGTGGAGAGCCTATTTGCAATCATCAGAATACATTCCCCAACGTAATTGGGGATGCGGGGGCGTTCAGTGCCGTTTGCTTTTGCGTCGATTACCGACTGTCTAAATTCGACTATAACAGCATACAGCTGCTTATTATCTACGTAATGGGTTGCCATTAATGTCCTCTATTTGTTCCATACCAACGTATCAGTATACGTATTTGTGTGGGTAGAGTCAACAATTAATTGAGGGGACCTTCGGGCTCCATGCGGTCCAATAGCGCCTTATACAACTCTTCCGTACTGCGTGACTTACTAATCGTTGAGCGACCAACCACAGATAACAGCTCATCATCGATATGTTGATCAATATCGTTACGATAGTTGTCTAGAGCGTGTGCATAATATTGCACCATAGATTCTCTAGGCTCAACCACATGAACTACTTGATCGAGAAAGAACGTGAACGTAGTGTCCTGAGCGAACGGCATGTATCGACTCACTCCAACTGTTGGCATTGGTTGAAATGATACGAATTTGTAGTTGATTTGTAATGGGTCTGTAATACTAATACCAGAAGTGGTCTTGCGGACCTCGCCTATCAACTCTACTCCCGTTGTAAGCTTAATTATCGACAGCGACATTATTATCCTTTCAGAGGTATTACGTGTATCTTATATTCAAACTTCTCTTCACCATAGATCTTAACACGTTCTGCAAAATGTTTGATTGTATGGTTCTTCCACGATTTCCAGGTCAAGTCGTCTGCAATATCATATAGTGTCGCTACAGACTTAGTATCACTCTTACGCAAACCTCTACCAATAGATTGTAAGGTACGGACACGCGACTTGGACGGACTCGCGAAGATGATGTTATGTAGGTTCTTAATGTTGACGCCAGTCGAGAATGTTCCATACGAAGCAATGATAATTGCGTCCTCTTGCTTCTCAAC